GTGACCCGATATAATTCGTGGAAAGGAAGTGAAAGAATGAGAGAGGACTTAAGGGTTAATGAAAAGGTCAACGGCGGTTTGGATAAGGGCGGTGTTGACAGAGAGGATACAGAGGAGGTGGCTGTTGAAAAAGAGACTACGGTTGTCAATGAAGCTGAGAATTTCGGCAATGCGCCCGATACGGAGCAAAAGGAAGCTGCTACGGGTAAGGCAACAGAAAGCATATCGGAGCTTGAAAAGAGATGTGCCGACTATGAAACAAAAATTTGCGAAATGCAAAAGGATTTTGCGCTGCAGCTTGCATTGCACAAGGCGGGAGCAAGGAGTGTTAAGGCGGCTGCGGCGTTAATTGACAGGGCTGCAATTACACTTGATGACGGCGGTAATGCCGTGGGCATTACGGAACAGATTGAGGCACTTAAGGCTGACAGTGAAACGGCGTTTTTATTTAACGGCAGCAGCTTAAAGGGGCTTGTGCCACAGGAAAATGCCGGGCAATTGACAGCGGAAAACGACAGCGGTGCAATGACATATGCACAGCTTTGTGAAATCTACAAATAATTTATAAATATGGGAGGAGAAATTTTATGGCAAAATTTAACAGTAAATCATTTAATCCACAGGCTTTTGGTGAGTACATAAGCCGTATACCACAGATGAAAAAGAATGAGCTTGTAAAAAGCCGTGCCTTAAAGGGGAACAGTGAGATTAGAGCGGCGTTTTCGTCACAGAGCGGTACGGGGTACGCAATTGTACCTATGTACGGGCTTTTGGGCGGTGAGGTGCTTAACTATGACGGCACAACGGATATTTCGGCAACAACCACAAATACATATGAACGTGGCGTTGTGGTTGTGGGCAGAGCGCAGGCTTGGCTTGAAAGCGACTTTGCAGAGGATATTACGGGCGGTGCGGACTTTATGGACAATGTTGCCGCACAGGTGAGTGAATATTTTGACGGAGTTGACCAGGGTATTTTACTTTCGGTATTAGAGGGTATATTTGCAATGACCGGTAAGGGCAATGAGGACTTTGTTGAAAAGCACACCTATGATGTTACGGCGGTGGGTGACGGCACGATTGAGCCAACATCACTCAACAAGGCTGTACAGAGAGCTTGCGGTGACAACAAAAATAAGTTTGCAATCGCTATTATGCACTCTGCGGTTGCCACAAACCTTGAAAACCTTAATTTGCTTGAGTACCTTAAGTACACCGACAAGGACGGCATAAGCAGAGACTTAACTCTTGCAACCTGGAACGGCAGAGCGGTGCTTATTGATGATGATATGCCCGTAAGTGAGGAGGATGGCGAAACAACCTATACTACCTATTTGCTTGGTGCGGGTGCGTTTGACTATGAGGATATCGGGGTTGAAAATGCTTACGAAATGTATAGAAACCCTGTTGCCGGTGGTGGTCAGGATGTACTTTTTGTAAGACAGAGAAAGTGCTTTGCTCCGTTTGGCATCAGCTACACAAAGAAAAATCAAGCAACGCTTTCACCTACAAATGCAGAGCTTAAGGACGGCGAAAACTGGGAGCTTGTCAATGACGGTGCAAGCGAAAAGACCTTTATTGACCACAAGTCAATCCCTATTGCAAGAATTATCTCAAAGGGCTGACAGGTGATGGCTTATGGAGGTTAAGGAACGTCTTAAGCAAATGGGTATAGAGGTTTCGGAAAATGATGAGGATGCAATTGTGTTTGCTGTGGAGCGCACAAGTGAGCATATAAAAAATGTGTGCAACCTTGATTATGTGCCGGAGGAGCTGGAGCTGCTTGCAACGGATATGGCTTGCGGTGAGTTTTTGCGGGAAAGGCTTATTGCCGATATGCTGTCGGACTTTGATGCAAAGGGTGCGCTAAAGGCTGTAACGGAGGGTGACGTTAAGCTTGAATACGGCGGCAGTGACTCAAATGAGGTGCTGCTTAAGTATTTAAGCCGTGGCGAAAATGAGCTGTACAGGTTTAGGCGACTTTGCTGGTAAAACGGAGGTGATACGGTGGGGATAAAAGAGGATATAACGGGCTTATATCACGGGGAATGTGATATTTATGAGCTTGCGGAAAGCAGGGACGATAGGGGAGTAAGCACTTTTGACAGGGTTAAGGTGCAAAGCGGTGTTAAATGCAGGCTGGTATTTGCAAGCCGTGAGGGCTTTGCCCTTATAAGAAATGCCGCACAGGCTACGCAAAAGACGGATTATTCACTTAATGTGCGTGTGTTTTTGTCACCGGATATTTATGTTAAGGCGGGTAGTCTTATGGAGGTGCGACAAAATGACGTGACCTATTATCTGCGTGCTACGGCTGAGGGCGCAAGGTACAGATATCATCAAGAGGTGATGGCTGTGCCGGAAAAGGAGGAGGTGTAACGGATGATTAACAGGCTGGTTGACGGTATATGCAAGGCATTGGCAAGTGAGTTTGGAGAGGATGTACGCATTTATACCGAAAAGGTGGAGCAAGGCTTCACCAGACCTGCGTTGTTTGCAGAGGTGGTAAAAAGTGAGCTGGAGCTTTTCAGAGGTGACAGATACTATCTGCAAACGGAGCTTAATATAAGCTATTATCCGAAAAGGCAAGGCAGAAATGAGGATATGTGTGATGTGGCATTAAGGCTAAGTGAGGCGCTTGACGTAATTGAGCTTGACGGTGAGCCGCTCAGGCGTACAGGTGCAAGTCAGCTGATTGAGGGTGACAGAGTGGTGAGCAATGCACACTATGACTTTTTTGTGAGATACAAGCCGGATAATGAGGATAATACGGAGCTTATGTGGGAGGATAAGTTAATTATTAAGGAAAAGGGGGCTTTTGATGAGTGAAGAAAACAAAGCAAGTGTTGAACAGGTTTATACAAGGGAACAGCTTGCGGTATCGGAGAGGTTTGCAATGTACCGTGATTTGGTGCTTGCGTTGACAACAGAGGGAGAAAGGCTGACCGTAAAGGCAATGGACAAGAAAATCGGCAGCTTTTTAAACAAAAAAATGTGATATAGGAGGTAATTTTTATGGCTTTAGGTGGAGGAACATTTTTAACACAAAACAAGGTGTTGCCGGGTGCGTACATCAACTTTGTATCGGCGGCAGCCGCAAGCGCAACCCTGGGTGAAAGAGGCTATGCGGCGGTAGGCTTAAGTCTTGACTGGGGTGTGGAGGATAGCATTGTAGAGGTGACAAGTGAGGACTTTCAGACTGACAGTATGAGAATTTTCGGCTACGATTACACAAGCAAGGCACTTACATATTTAAGGGAGCTGTTTTTAAATGCAAAGACGGTTTATGTGTACAGACTTAACGGCGGCGGTAAAAAGGCTGAAAACAAGTACGCTGTGGCAAAGTACAGCGGTACAAGGGGTAATGACCTTACAATTGTGATTGAGGAGGCTGTTGACGGCGGCTTTGAGGTGGTAACAAAGCTTGACGGCAATGAGGTGGACAGTCAGGCCGTTACCGCTGCAAGTGAGCTGGAGGCTAACGACTATGTAAGCTTTATTACATCAGCAGTGCTTAAGGCAGAGGCGGGCGTACCGCTTACGGGTGGTACAAACGGCAGTGTAACGGGGCTTAGCCATCAAGAGTTTTTGGACAAGGCAGAGGCGTACAGCTACAATGTGCTTGCGTGTGCATCCGACAGTGATGAGGTTAAGGCGCTTTATGTGGCGTATACAAAGCGTATGCGTGAGGACGTGGGCGTAAAGATACAGTGTGTGCTTTATAACAAGGCGGCTGACCACGAAGGTATTATCAATGTTAAAAACAGTGTAGAGGGTGATACAACTGCGCTTGTTTACTGGGTTGCCGGTCTTATGGCGGGCTGTGAGGTTAACAAGAGTGCACTCAACAGGGTGTATGACGGTGAACTGGAGGTTGATGCGGACTACACACAGACACAGCTTAAAAACGCTATTTCGGCGGGTGAGTTTGCACTGCACAGAGTGGGCAGTGATTTAAGAGTGCTTGCGGATATTAACAGCCTTGTAACCTACAGTGATACAAAGGGTGAGATTTTTGCCGATAATCAGACGGTGAGAGTGTGTGACCGTATTGCAAATGACATTGCGGATATTTTTAATACACGCTATTTGGGTACTGTGCCTAATGACAGTGCGGGCAGAACGGCACTTTGGAATGATGTTGTAAAGCACCATCAGCAGCTTGCCGATATAAGGGCAATTGAGGACTTTGATGAGGCTGACATTACCGTTATGAGGGGTGACAGCAAAAGAAGTGTTGTGATTACGGATGCGGTAAGCATTGTAAGTGCAATGGGCAAGCTTTATATGACTGTGACAATTGAGTAAGGGGGTATAAATTATGGCAAATGCAATTATGAGGGCAAGGGACACATTAAGCGCAAAGCTTGCTGAGTGCTTTGTGACAATTGAGGGCAACCGTTACAACTTTATGCAGGCTATTAACCTGGAGGCTAAGTTTGAAAAAAACAAAACCAAGGTGCCGATTTTAGGCAAGACGGGTATGGGCAACAAGGCAAGCGGCTGGAGTGGAAGCGGTAAGGCTACATTTCACTACAACACGTCTGTGTTCAGAGAGCTTATGGTTAAGTACAAAAAGACCGGTGAGGATATTTACTTTGATATCCAGATAAGCAATGAGGACCCGACAAGTGCGGCGGGAAGACAGACGGTTGTACTGACAGACTGCAATATGAACGGCGGTGTGCTTGCAAAGTTTGACGCAAAGGGTGACTACCTTGATGAGGATATGGAGTTTACCTTTGAGGACTTTAAAATACCTGAGAGCTTTGAGCTTTTGGACGGTATGCTTTGATAAGGCGGTGCGGATATGAGTGGACTTGAAAGATTTTTAAAGCAGAACAGAGTCAAGCGGGATAATGTGTTTTATCCCGCATCCGCATCAATTACGGATGATGAGGGCAAGCCTGTGGAGTGGGAGCTTAGGCATTTGACAACGGCGCAGTGTGAGGAGATAAAAAGGGATTGCATTGTTGTGAGTGAGGGCAGAGGCGGTATGCCACAGCAAAGGCTTGACACTGCCGCATATATGGAAAGGCTGCTTGCGGCAAGTGTGGTTTCACCCAATCTTTATGATGCTACGTTACAGGACAGCTATGGGGTGTATACTCCACAGGAGCTTTTAAAGGCTATTTTGGACAACCCGTCGGAGTACAATGCGTTGGGTGAGGTTGTTTATAAAATGCTGGGCTTTGTAAGCTTTAAGGATAGGGTGGAACAGGCAAAAAACTGATTGACGGAGGGGACAGGGACAGTGTTTATGCGGTGCTTTGTATGAAATACTTTCACTGGAAGCCCTCCGTGATTGCGGATATGGATGAAAATGAGAGGGCGTTTGTGGTGGCGGCAATAGACAAAATATTAGAAATGTAAATTGTAGTGTGTAATTTTTTATTTAGGGAGTGATTATTATGTATCTTTTTTACTTAGGTGGTATGCTATTGCCGGTTACGCCCTCGGCATTTAGTTTAAAGGACAAAAACCAAAACAGGGTGATGAGTCTTGCAAGTGGCAGTGAAATACTTTTACCTGAGGTAAGCGGTTTGTGTGAGATAAGCTTTAAGGCATTATTACCTATGGTGCAATATCCGTTTTGTGTATATGAGGGCGGCTTTAAGGATGGGCTATACTTTGCAAAGGTGCTTAGAGGTATGAAAGAGAGTGCAAGCCCGATATGGTTTAGGCTGTTAAGGTACGGCAAGAGGTCA